CGATCTCCGAAAACACGGAAACGACTCGACCAACCATCAACGAGCCAATTCCTTGCCCCTGACATGACCGCCGCGTTGCCAACCACACAAGTTGCAAGCACGAAAAATGGTCACCCTGTCCGAACCGGTGATAGTGCTGCCGCGGCAGTTTGGCTACTTCCTCAGCCACCGTGGCTATCGCGTAGAATCCAGCGGGCTGGAATGACGCTTCATCTAAAAAGCCGCAGGTCACGGAAAAGGTGCCTCGCCTGTGGTCGCGTAGGGCCTTCTTCGCGAACCACCGGTCCAGCTCGCGTTCGCCGCAGCTAAAGTTGCGCGCGTTCGTCTGGTCGCAAAGCGCGCGGAAGGCTATCGGCGGTGGCCCGCCCTCCCGCGCCATTTTTTACTTGATGAATTTACCGCTGTTTTCCCGGTGCAGGCGCACAACATCCTTCAGGCGCGGGGTCGCACCCTTAGTCTTCTTGAACACCTTCTCGCCAACGGCGTACGCAGTAGCATTTCCCTTGCTACTCAGTACGATTGGCTTCCGTTGTAACAGCCCCCAAAGGGGTTGACGCAAAGCCGCCATAGCTACCCTCCTTGGTACGATTTGACGGTAGCCGGATCAAATCCAGCACCCATTAAATGAGCCAATACCAGGTAAGTTTCAACAAAATGTTGAGGTGCGGGCGCCCTGCGATTACGCAACCGCAAGGGGGCGTAATCGTATAAAGAGGGCATGTCAACGCCTCGGCTGGACCCGAATGAAGGGCCAACTATGAAGTTGAACGATTCGTACTCACCTCCGCCCCCGGCATTCGCGATAGATAACGAACGGATCCCGACCAACGCTCTGCACGCTATAGCTGCCGACGAGATCAGCCGGCACCATGGGTCCAGGCAGCACCTCCACGACCGCATCTGTGTCGATCGGCCCTGACAGGTCGATGATCAGCAGGCGCACGTCCTTCTCGGTGAACCCCGCCTCCGCTCGCATCGCCTCGGTTACGCTGTCGACCTGCACCATGCAGTCGCGCTCGACCGCAATGCCGGGATCGATGATCGAGCCGCCATCATCATAGACAGGCTCGCTCACGGTGTGGACCTTGCCCGGGTGGTATGGGCCGCCAAAGCGCGCTGACACGGCCCCAGCAATGGCGGCGAACCGATCGGCTACCAGCATGGCACGAAACCGACCAGCCGCGGAGCCCCGTTATGCCGGCGCATGTAGCCCTCGAATTCGATGCCGTAGGGCGATGCACCCCACCCGCCTCGCGCTGCCTGATTGGCCGCAAACTCGGTCATGCTGATGTCGACCGATGCCGAGTGGAAGCGCGTCACGCCGGCCATCGCCGATCCCGCGGCACCTGCGCTGGTGGTCGCGATCTTGTGCGCGGCATAGGCCAGCGTGGCCGGATCCTCGTCCTCGCCCCAGCCGGCGACATAGCGGCCAGCGTCATCGATCCAGAACTGCGCGCGCTCGTCCGTGAAAGCCGGCAGGTCGGGATAGACCAGGCGCAGGGTGGCAGGTGTGATGGTCACGATGGCGCCCTCGACATGATGTTGACCCAAGCGGTTTCGGCCGGGTTCGTGAACAGGTTCAGCACGGCGCCCAGCAGGCTCACCGTGAGAGTCCGTGGCGTCTTCGTCAGGATGATCGTCGTGGCGAGGTTCGTCGCGGAACCCTGGCGGACGGTCGCATCATAGCGGAACGCCGCGCCTCGCACGTTCTCCGCGGTCGCCTGCACGATCGGCACCACGCCGGCATCGTAGGGCTTGGGGAAGGTGTAGATAGCCTCGCCGTTGGCATCGAACGTCAGCTGCACGCGACGGGCCTGCAAGCGGCTCTCGTGCGTGTGATCGGCCAGGGCATAGCGGCTGTCCGCCCCCTTGGCGCTGTCCACCTGAACGGCTGGAGGGGCAGACGTGGCAGGCTGTGGCATGGCGCTGGCCAGGGCTGTCACCGCCGATGCGTCTGCCTTGGCTGCCAGCGCGCTCGCATCTGTCTTTGTGGCCAGTGCTGTGGCGTCAGCCTTGCTCGCGAGAGCGGTCTTGTCCGCTTTCGCCGCGAGCGCCTGTTCCATCGCCTGCATCTTGGCGTCGCTAGGCGCCTCACGCAGAACGCCGGCGCTATCGCGATAAACCGGCACGCCTCCCGCGGTTAGATCAGCCACGGCACTCTCCTAACAAAAGAGCCGCCGCACCGAAGTGAAGCAGCTCTAGGGTCGCATCCGGCACGGGGATTACTTGCCGGGCTTGGTAGCCTTTTCGAGGTCGGCGGTGAGCTTCGTGATCTGGTCACCCTGCTCCGCGACCTGCTTCTTGAGGTCGGCGTTCTCCGCCTCCAACGCAGCGACGCGCTCGGCCTCATCGGGATCCTGCGCAGGCGGCTTCGCTCCGAGATCCGGCAAGGGCTCCACCACATCCTCCGGATCCAGCTTCACCGACTGGCCAGGCTCCAGCCACTCGATGTCACCGCTCTTGAGGGTGATGCCACGCGCGCCAGGCGCATAATTCGTGAACGTCTTCATGCCGCCCTCCTCAGATGCCGTCGCGGTAGGTGAGCGCCTTCGGGAGCCGGAGCTCGGTCCCGCCGACGTTCATGATGCCGCCCACCGAATAGGTCATGTCCGACGCCTGACGCGGCTGGAGGAACGTGTGGTCGCCCGGAAGGTGGAACTGCGCCACCGTGCGGTCATTGTCCCAGGCCATCATGCGATCAGTGCCGCTCGCGCCTGCGCCGGCGAGTTCGCGGATGTTCACGAAGTTGATCGTGCGCCCGCCCGCCGCATTGTCACCGCGGATGAAGTCGATGATGCGGCCGGAGCCGTCCGTCATGCGGGTCTGCTCGATGTAACGCAGCTTCGCGGTCGGCAGGCCCACGGTGGTCGCGGTGTGGGTCTCAGCCGTCTGGCTCTCCACGGCGTTGACCGCAGCCCAGATGTCGCGGCTGATCTGGTCCGGCGTCTTGGTTGCCCAAGTCGTGGACGAGCCCGTACCATCCGCTGCGACATTTGCAGCCGGCACGTTCGGGTCGTTGATCAGGCCGGTCCAGCCCTTCTCGCTCGCACTGGCGCCCGGCGTGCGGCCGGTCATCGCGACCGAGCGCTTGAACACCTTGGCGACCATCGTGGCATCGTTCGCCTTCTCGCTCGACAGCGAGCGGCCCAGCTTCGCGGCGCGCTGCATCTCCTGCACCGTCCACTCGTAACCGATACCAGCGAGGTGGAAGCCGCGCGTGTTCTGCTCGTTGATCTGGCCGGCATAGGGCATGTCGAAGCCCTTGCCGCTCAGGAACTCGGCGCGGCCCACCATATCGCGCGAATAGAAGACGGTGCCGACATCCCACATGTCGCCGTCCTCGTTGACCTCAATGAGGCCGGTTAGTTCGAAGTTCGGATACTTGCGCGAATACACCTCCGTCTCGATCCGCATCAGCTGCGGAGTGAGGAAGGAGATGCCGACCTGGGCGTCAGAATAGAACGCGTCGATCATCGGGGCGAAGGTCGCCGCGTGGCTGGCGTCGTGCGCCTTCCAGGCTGCGAAATCGATCTTGCCGGTTGCGGCGTCGTAAAACTGCATGTCAGGCCCCCTTAGCGCTTGGCCAGCTTCACGAGCGCGCCGCTCGCAGCCGTGGTGTCGAAGAAGAAGCCGGGCAGGATCACGTTGCTGGTCGACACGTTCGTGAACGCGCCCGCCGACGTGACGTAAGCCTGCTCGCCATCGGCGACCGAAGCGCCGGCCGTCACCCAGATCACGCCCTGCGTGAGGATGGGGACATTGCCGTACTGCGGGAACACGTCGGCGGTCTGGCCGGCAACGAGCCCGAGCGCCTCATGCGCGATCGTGATGCCGAGGAAGCCGCCAGCGGTGGGCGTGGCCGTGCAACCATGGTCGCCAGTGCCGCGGAATGCCGCCTTGCCGAACGCGATGCCGCTGGCGTCCTCGATCGTGCGGGTGATGCGGTTGCTGGTCTCAGCGTTCGCCACCATGCCGGCGTAACCGGGAGCGACCTGATCCGTGTAGCTGGTCTGAAGAACTGCCATGTCGTGGGCTCCCCTTACGACGCGTTGCGGTTGCGCTTGACCATCTCGCGGATGGACGCAGCGTCATTGGCGAACTGAGGTGCGCGGATTGCCGTCACCGTGGCGGCCTGCGGCTTCACGTCGACCGTGAGCACGTCGAACGCAGTCGCGTACTGGTCGGCGGTGTAGGCAGCGGCCTTGGCGCCGAGCTTGGCGTCGACCACGGCCTTCATGATCGCGGCTTCGTCCATCTCGTCGGAGACGGTCACGCCGGCGGCCTTGGCCTTGTCCACCACGAGGGCGAATGCCTTGGCAGCGTCACGCAGCTGTGCCGGGGTCGGCTTTGCCGCTTCCAGCGCCTGCTTGTCAGCGGTCAGCTTGGCGATCTCAGCGTCCTTGGTCGCCACGTCCTTTTCAAGCGCGGTGACGCGGGCCGTCGCGGCATCGCGAGCGTCACGCAGAGTCTGAGCGGTGGCAATCGCCGTGTCGGCGTTCGCCATGTCGACGGTGAGCCCGTCGATAACCATGGTCTTCACGGGCTTCTCCTGGTCGTGAATGTGGAAGGGGTAACAGTCCATCTTCATGCCGGACTTCATGCCGCCGCCCTCAAGTTCAGCGAGCGCGTTTTTCATCTGCTCCATCATGAGCATCTGACTCTTCTCGCCCTCTTTGCCGGTAGTCGGGGCAGAGCCGTTCATGTGTTTCTCGTGGAGCGCTATGGCCTTCTTGAGCCATGCGGCGGCCTCTTTCGCTCCATCCTGCAACGCGATAGGCAACGCGTCGCAGATCGCGGCATCGCCGATGCGGCACGACGGACCGGCCCTGCCACGGTCCACGATTGCGACATGGTTTCCGACGATATTGGTCTGGCGGGCTTGGCACTTGGTGCCGTCAGCCGCCTGGAAGTCGCCGTATTCGAGCTGGGTGGCGTAGCCGTTCGACAGCTCAGCCTTACCCGCCTCCACCTTGGCGATCGTCGCGGCGTCCATTAGGACGATATCGAACGCGAGGTGATCGCCATCGCGGACAGCGCCCATGACGATGCCACGGCCATGATCGCGCCAGTTGGCAGCGGTCACAGGCTCGCGGGGGTGGTCGTCGGTAACAGGCTTGGCGATGAAGCTGCGGATCGCGCGCTCATCAAACACGGTGTTCTCGTCGCGCAGGACGTTGACCGAAGCCTGATCACGCAGCCCGTGCTTGTTCTCGGGATCCACCTCATGGCCGGCGTACTGATAGACGCCAGTGCGCGCGGCGCGGGCACGAACAGCCAAGTAGCCGTCCTGAGTGCGGCGCGGCGCGTCGAGCGTAAGAGTATCCGCCAGTAGCATCGACTGACAGGTTAGAAGCAGCTAAGCAGCCGCATTACCGCCGTTAGCGGGGCAGCTTAGGAGGTCTGTATGGCAGGTGAAGTGCAAGCGGGCACTACTGCGGTGCTTAAGTCTGGTGGCGTTCAGGTCACTGTCGGCCAGGTATTCAGCGCCAACGGCAAGCAGATCGCTGAGTGCTTTTGGTTCCTCAGCAGCGGCGAGCTGAAAGTTGCGAACATTCCTGTCCCAGCTTTGCGCGTGGTCTAGTCGAACTCGATCACCGCCAACTCACGGCAACCACAATATGGGAGACGGCCCGGCGGATCCTGCGGCGCCGTCTCGTCATCATAGATCTTACCATTCCGCGCCTTGTGATCCTCGCGCGGGTGCAGCTTGCCGCTATGCCGCCACTGCCACTTGTCGATGCCGGCCTCTCGCCTGCGCTCGCTCGCCAGTGATGACGTAAGCTTGGTGAGTTGGTCGCTGGCGATGGCCACAGACCGGCGCTTCGCCATGCCCGTCGCTTCCTGGATCTTCGCTGCGACCTCGCGCGCGGGCGTCCGGTTGCGCAACCCATCGAACACCGCGTTGCTGATGCGCTGGCGGGCCTGATCCGACACGTCGCGGACGAGGTTCACGTTCCACTCGACGATGGTCTCTAGCGTCTCCTGCACGTCCTCAGGTCCGATCAGGGTCTGCAGGTCGACGCCCGTGGCAGAGAGCACGGCACCGCGCCACTTGCCGCGGAACCACCCCTCGGTCCGCAGAGCCCAATCACGCAACGATGGCCGGAGCAGCAGGACCAACCGCTGTAGCTCACTCTGCGCCTGGCCGATCTCCCCCTGCACGTCGGCCGCCGCGTCCGTCGTCATGCTCGACAACGTGCGCTCGTACTGGTCGAGGATCCGCGGCACGTAGCGCGCCCA